TAGCCTACGGACAAAATTTGAATGTTGTTCGAGTAGCAAATTCATCAGCATTTAACGCAACTACAGATTCAGCAAACGCAGTTTTAATTAAAAGTGATGAATCTTATTATAATACATATTATTCAGAATATGGAGGATCTGGTCCTTCAAATGATTACGGAGAATTTGCATCTAAATTTGCCGGAGAATTAGGCAATTCAATGAAGGTATCTTTATGTGGAGCTGACCAGGGCGCCGATTTACTCTCGGGAGAAGTTACAATAGCTTTTGCCGCAGAAGAAGGAACAGTCACAGGAACAGCAACAGCATTCACATCAGAAGTACAAATAAGTGATGTTGTTCATATAGGCACCAGCTTTTACCTTGTAACAGCAATTGGTACTGACACAGCAATGACAGTTGTATCTTCACAAAATACCGACGTATCTGTGAACGCAGTTCTTGCAAGAACCAAATCATCCCATTATAAAGCACTAGGCCAAGATGCTGACGGAGCAATAATGGGAACCGTTCAAGTTTCTGACTCTGCAAGAAAAGTAATGACTGGAGTGGGAACATATTTTGATATACAACTAACTGCAGGAGATAACGTAACTATTGCTGGGGAAACTCTTGAAATAGCTTCTATTACCAGTAATACATCGGCTACATTAGTCGATGCACTTTCTCCAAGTTCAATTGCACTTTCGACCGCAGTGAATTATGCCAGAGAATGGGAATTTGCGGGTAATTTTGATTATCCCCCAACTACCTCCGATTTTGCAACTCGCAGAGGGGTGTATAATGATGAAGTTCATGTAATAATAACAGACGAAGATGGAGAATGGACAGGGGTCAAAGGAACTGTTCTTGAAATTTTTCCAGCTTTGTCAGTAGCCAGCGACGGCAAATCTGAAGATGGTCAAGCGCTTTATTATAAAGAGGCGATTAATAGACGATCCAAATATGTTTGGTGGATGAAACATCCTAACGGAACCGGTGCTGATACAGCTCCCAATACAGCTGCATGGGGCACATCCGCTAATGTTGCTTCTAAACTATCTTATACACAAAATAGAACTAATATTTCGACTAGTATGACAGGTGGCGCAGACGGACAAGAATTAACTGACGCTAATGTTATTTTGGGATATGATAAATTTAAATCGTCAGAAGATGTTGATGTTTCTTTGATCATAACTGGATCAGTTTCTGCAGTTATTAATTCATATCTTATTAGTAATATTGCAGAAGTGCGCAAAGATTGTATGGTTTTCGCTTCACCAGAACAATCCGATGTTGTTAATAATGAAGGAAATGAAGTAGATGCAGTTAATGATTTTAGAAATTTATTGCCAAGTTCATCTTATTCAGTTATAGATTGTGGTTGGAAATACCAATACGACAAATATAACGATACTTTCAGATATATTCCATTGAATCCAGATGTTGCAGGATTAGTTGTACGAACTACTGTTGATAGAGATTTTTTCTTCTCACCAGCAGGGTTCAATAGAGGCGCAGTTAAAAATGTTGCTAGGTTAGCATGGAATCCAAATAAAACACAAAGAGATTTACTTTATAAAAATGGTGTAAATCCGGTTGTTTCTTTTGCAGGACAAGGAACATTGTTATTTGGTGATAAAACTCTATTATCTAAACCATCAGCATTTGATAGAATTAACGTTAGAAGGCTTTTTATCACATTAGAAAAATCAATTGCAAATTTTGCTAGATTTTCAATGTTTGAATTTAACGATGATTTTACCAGATCTAATTTTACTTCTTCAGTAGAACCTTTCCTTAGAGATATTCAGGGAAGGGGAGGCATAACAGATTTTGCAGTAGTTTGTGACGAATCTAATAATACTCAAGAGGTTATTGATAGAAATGAATTTATTGGTAGTATTTTTGTTAAACCAACTAAAAGTATTAACTTTGTATTGCTGAATTTCGTTGCCGTGAGAAGTGGCGTTGAATTTGAAGAAGTTGTAAACGCAGTATAAATAATATAAATTATCGTATAAATAATATAAATTATAATTAATATACGAAGGAAGAGAAAATGCCAGGATTTGTAGTAGACGGCACAGATAGTATAATAACAAAATTAGCAGGAGGTGGCGCAAGATCATCTCTGTTTCAGGCTAGCTTTTCGCTTCTGGGCGACGCTCCTAAAGCAGGGGCTCCAGAGGCATCAACCTTTTCTTTTATGTGCAAAGGAATCCAAATTCCTGCTACTTCCGCAGGAGTAGTAAACGTTAATTATATGGGCCGCGGAGTAAAAATACCCGGAGTCAGAGTATTTGAAGATTTAACAACTACTATTTTAAATGATGAAGACTATGGACTTCGGAACAAAGTCGAAAATTGGATGCATAAAATAAATTCTCATTTTGGGAATTTAAGAAGCAAGAAATTTGAAAACAAATTGGGTACTCAGAGATATTCCACAGATATGTCACTCCAGTCTTTGGGAAAAGCCGGTGGAACGCTCGGCACGTGGACATTTTATAATATTTTTCCAACTTCTTTAGATCAAATTGATGTTAATTGGGAACCCAATGATGCTATAATGGAATATGCTGTGACATGGTCTTATGATTATTGGACAATGAAGTAATTCAAGAAAAGGAAGAAAAATGGCAGCAAAATTTGATACCACATCATTTATTGGCGCACTAAAAAACGGTGGCGCTCGTACTAATTTAATGTGGTGCAAAACAGCAGCGTCAGGAATATCCGGTCTGGATACCGCTTTTCCATTTTTATGTAAAGCCTCAAATATACCCGGCTCTACGATTACGGCTCTCGAGGTTCCATATTTTGGTAGAAATGTAAAAATTGCAGGAGAAAGTAGAGAATTTGCTCCATTAACTACAATTGTTGTAAACGATGAAGATTTAAAAATTTATAAGGGCATGTACACGTGGTTCGAAAAGTTTAACGGTGCTAAGTCTAATAAAGCCGCTAGCGGCTTATTTGGTACTCGGTCTTCCTATACCTGCACGGTGTCATTAGAAATGTATAAGAAAGATGGCAAGCTCGACCAGAAATGGGATTTTCATAATGCTTGGCCATCTAACGTATCCGCAATTGATTTAAATTGGGACAGCGTTAATACTATTCAGGAATTTACAATAGATTGGCAATATGATTACTATCTTCACGCTCAAGCAAAAATCGACAAAAACGCTTAATCTTAAATTAAAAAATATATCATGAAGTTATTTGGATTTAATATTGAGAGAGATACAAAGCCAGACATCCCAGCTCTGGCATTTCCCGAAAATGAAGAAGGCGCAGTTGAAGCCACCTCTGCCGGAGGTGCATTCTCTACCTATTTAGATTTAGAAGCAACTGCTAAAACTGAATCAGATCTTATCATGAAATATAGGGAAATGGCCGAACACCCCGAATGTGATATGGCTGTTGAAAATATCATTCAAGAAGCTATCATCACAAATCAAAACAGAAATCCAGTAGAATTAGATTTAACAAAAACGGATTTATCTAAAGGTCTACAAAATCGAATTGATGAAGAATTTGATATCATTTTAAAAATGCTCGATTTTAATAATCAAGCATATGATATTTTTAAAAGATGGTATATTGAAGGTAGGGTATATTATCATGTAATGATTGATCCTAAAGAGCCTCAACAAGGAATAAAAGAGCTTAGATTAATAGATTCTCTTAAAATTAAAAAGGTTAGAGAAATAAAACCAGATCCTAGACAATCACCTAGTGTCTTTAAATTACCAAAATTTCATGAATATTATCTATTTAATGATAAGGGTTTATTGACTCCAAGTCAATTAGGTGTTAAAGTAGCCCCAGATTCTGTTATAATGGCTCATTCAGGAGTAATGACTAAAGATAAAAAATATGTTATTTCTCATTTGCATAAAGCTATTAAAGGATTAAATCAATTAAGAATGTTAGAAGATGCAGTTGTAATTTATAGAATTGCAAGAGCACCAGAACGAAGAATTTTTTATATTGATGTAGGTAATTTACCTAAAATGAAAGCCGAACAATATCTCAAAGATATTATGACACGGTATAAAAATAAATTAGTTTATGATGCCGCCACAGGTGATATAAAAGATGATAGACGACATCAATCGATGTTAGAAGATTATTGGCTTCCTCGGAGAGAAGGAGGAAGAGGAACAGAAATAACTACTTTACCTGGTGGTCAAAATCTAGGTGAAATGGAAGATGTTGATTATTTCAGAAGGAAATTATATCAATCATTAAATGTTCCCTTGTCGCGATTGGAAGCAGATACTCCTTTTGTATTAGGCAGAGCATCTGAAATTAGTAGAGACGAATTAAAATTTTCAAGATTTATTGATAGAATTAGAATAAGATTTTCTCATTTATTTTATCAATGCCTAGAAAAACAATTAATTCTTAAAAATGTTATTCATACATCAGAATGGAATAAATTAAGAGAATCCATCAGATTTAATTATGCATTGGATAATCATTTTGCTGAATTAAAATCGCAAGAATTACAGACAGATAGATATAATATGATGAGGGATGTTGAAGAATTAGTAGGAACATATATATCTAAACAATACGTTAAAGATAACATATTAAGACATACACCAGATGAGCAACAGAAAATAGAAAAAGAAATAGAAAAAGAAGCTAAAGAGGCCGAGCAGGATGCTGCTGATGTGCCAGTTGCTCCACAAGTACCTGTCGATCCGGCTGCTGCTCCAGCAAATCAGATTAATGTGCAGCCCGGACAACAAATGCCGCCTCCTGCAGAACCAGGACAACCTGAAGAAGTTAAACCGGAAATGCTTACAGGTGGAAAATTATATAGCCTACCTAGAAGGAAAAGTGTTGGAAAATAGAGGTAGAGAAACTATAGCGGATATGATTGACGATATACTATGCGGAAGAGAATACAAAGCTCGTGACAGAGCACTAGATGTTTTAAAAGATAAAACTTCGGACCGCATAATGGAATTAAAAAAAGATTTTAATTCTAATTTGTTTGATATTAAAAATACGAAATCATAACCGAAGAAATTGTATAAATAAACATAACAATTCAAGTTAGGATATTTAACAATGAGAATGATTAAAGCTTTAGGAGCATCAGCACCGGCCGAGGTACAAACCGGAGCAGGTGGCGATGTAAACTCTGCAACGTGCGTTAGAGCATTTAATAACACTACTACTAATTATCTAGTCACGGTGGAAACTGCAGGTAGCGTTTTAAAAGGTAGCTTTGTTTTAGCAGGTGGCGCAGATATATACGTTGAAAAAGACCCTACAGATTGGATTTTCGCGGCAAATGCCGGTGTATTATTAACCAAAGTTGCCCTCAGATAAGGAATTAAATGAAACTCATTTGCGAACTAATGGAAGACGTTGAAATGCTTGTAGAAAAGGATGCTTCTACGGATCAAAAAAATTACTACATTAAAGGAGTATTTTTACAAGCAGAACAAAAAAATAGAAACGGACGAGTCTATCCATTAGAAACAATGTCAAAAGAGGTAGATAGATATTCTAAACAGTATATAGATACTAATAGAGCTTTTGGAGAATTAGGCCATCCAGATGGACCTACTATTAATCTTGAAAGAGTTTCACATATGGTTAAGGAACTCAAACAAGATGGTGCAAATTTTATTGGAAAAGCAAAAATTATGGAAACTCCATATGGTAAAATTGTCAAAAATTTAATTGATGAAGGTGCTAAATTAGGAGTAAGTTCTAGAGGAATGGGTTCATTAAAAACATTAGGTGGTTCCCAAATAGTACAAAGTGATTTTCATCTTGCAACAGCTGGAGACATTGTCGCTGATCCTTCTGCACCCATGGCTTTCGTAGAAGGTATTATGGAAGGCAGAGAATGGATTTGGAATAATGGTATTTTAAGAGAAGCAGATGTTCAAGAAATTAAAGACGAAATAGTTAAAGAATTTATAAAAGTAAAACCGGATGAATCTGCCTTGGCTTCATCCTTTGAAAGGTTCATGTCAAGGCTTTAATGTTATAAATAATAACAGTAACAAATATTCTAAAGATATTCTAAAGGAGAATGCAAATGTCTGAACAAGAAACTGCCGAACAGCAGCAGACTCTTGCCAATAGTGTGAACGAACTAGAAACATTAGCTCAACAAGCATTAGAATTAGACGGCGAGGCAAGGGAAGAGCTCGTTGAACAGATTAAATCAAAATGCGAAGAAGAAGGGCTATCGG